AAATGTCAAAGGTAAAGCTTCAGATGTGAAGGAAGGTATCTCTGAGTTCTTCCACCATGTGAAAGAGTTCTTCAATCTGTCATCTGTTAGGAATGGGCCTGTAAATGTCAGTCCGTAAGTGTCCTGAATCACCTCCATTATCTTGAAGTCACTAACAGCCGGAAACAGTTCATCGTAGACAATGGCATGAGCTGGTAAATCTATTCCGCTGCCGTCGTCATATGTCCAGATTCTATCGGAACTAATCAATGGAAAACGTATATCCCTGTAAGCTGCATCTGTTATAGAGTCCTTTATACTAGCGCCATCATACAGCTGGTTAATTCCTGAGTAGTCTAAATCTCTCAATTTGTCAGAGCCGATTCTATCTTTAATAGTGACCACATCGCCAAAGAAAGTGACAGTATAAAATTCTATCTGTCCAGCTCTCAAGGTTGCCGACTCTAGCTGAATCCTACCCTTTCTAAAATCCGCATGATTAATTTCTATCCTAGCGTCTAGTCTTGTGTTAGCATCAAAGCTATTGAGGTCATTGTTATAGTAGTACCCAAAAATCTCATTGTTATTCTTGGACGCAGGAAGCTGAAAAGACTTAGAGAAATCAGTAAACACCTTAGAGATATCTGAGACGTTCTGAACGCTTGAATTAACGCTGATAGATTCTGATTTAAATAAATCTATCCTTTGGTTTTCTATGTATATCTGTACGCTCTGCATTATATGTTATAGTTTAGGATTGAGTTAGCAAACGTAAATCGAAGGCTGTAGTTTATATTCTTATCATTCAACGATGTCATAACCTCTATTGACTTAGTATCTACTGTTGCTGGCTTATCATTAATCAAAACTGTCTCACTGAAAAGAAGCTGTTTAAGGACTTCGCTATACTCCTCCGGTACAAATCCTGTATTAACATTAATAGATTCTTTACCGTTAAGATTAAAGCGTTTCTTTGAAGCTCTCTGAATGTCGTAATCTATAGACTCATTCATAAGGTTGAAATCTTTACCTGTAACATTAAAGCTCTGAGTTGAATTCTTAAAGAATACTGTGCGCTGCCATACTCCAAACTTATTAACAAAGTCACAAATCACAGGGCTGTATTTACATTCCTCCTGAATCTTGAAGATGTAAGTGTTTTGAACCACACCGTCCTGAATCATCTCGAGCTTGTTACCTGTCAACAATGAACCTGAATGAAGGTAAGGAACTCGCCCGGCCTCTTCTGCTAATGTGACTGATGTAACTGAACCTGTAGTCAGGTCTGTGTATTTGGCTTGCCATGTCAGAGATTGGTCATCATGATAATAAACAGAACCACAATCAGAACCGGGCTCAACGAAGTAAGTTCCATCAGTCAAGAATGCCGAGTCTGCTGGGTTATATCCTTCAGCATGATATCCGAATCCATCGAATGCTATGAAGTCATAAGTAGCAGATGCTAGCAATAGAGTTCCATTTCTATAAATGTCAACGTGACAGAAAGAGTATTCTTCTACGTCCATTGCGCTATCACTACCTGAAGGTGTGAAGGCTGTGTGATTGATGAATTGTCTAATGTATGGCGAGATATCAAAATGGGCTTCAGTAATGATGCTACTAGGTATAGGTTTCTCTAGTGTGAAGTTTGGAACTGTTGGTTGTGGAGCTGGATGATTCCAGATGTATAGCTCCATAGATATGACGTCCCCAACCGTACCTGTTGCGCTGATTACTTTCGGACTCCTTACGTTTATTTTTGTCGACATTATTTTGTTTTTAGTGTGTGCTTAATTAATTCCTCTACTCCCAAACCGAACTTTTCAACCAGCTCATCTGGTAAATCTTTGAATGCTGCTTCAAATGGCTTAGTAAAAAACAAGCTCGGTGCTATTCCTTTGTGGTATATAGATTTAGCCATTAGGAAACCCATTGATTTATGTGACATGAATCTACCTGTCTTTTTGTCATTCCATTGGAATCCTTTTCTCTTTGCATAATCTGCCATAATGTCACGCAATGGCCGGCCACCTGCTGCTGAACCTGTACCAAATTGAAACGGACTATCTGGAGCTTTGGCGCTCGATGACTTACCTTTGACACCTCTGTCAACAAAAGCACCATATTGCTCCATTAAAAACGATAGAGAGAAGGAGTTTTTATGTACGTCTAGTTCGAAGTCTAAGCTGTTGTACAAGTTATTCGTATCTCTACGGCTTGAGTTATTTAGCTGGGTTCTGCTGTCCTCTATTACGTCTTTAGCGAATTTGCCTAGATATTTCTGTACCTCTTTCATTAACAGATGGTCATAGTGTTACGCTGTGATATTGTCATAGTTAAAACCCATCCTGCTAAGTAGTTCTCAAACCTCTCAGTGAATGGCTCAAAGCTAGGAGACCCTTCTAGTTGGATACCATCATCAAATAGTTCACCTCTTCTGGCTAACTCTACCAATCGAACACCGGCAGCTAGCTGAGTATTTAGTACATCATGCTCATCATCATTACCTACGAACGCATCTGCATCCTCTTCCTTAGAGATATCTACCACGTCAGCGAACACAATAGTAACTGCATAATTTAATACAGGGCCATTGTGCGTGACGTTACCGATAGCTAAATGAGCTAATGGAAAAATTGACTGCTTAGAAATATCTAGGCTGAATAAATCCCCCTCAGTTACTGAGCTGGTTATTTCATTCGTCTCAAGAGCTTGCTTGAGCTTTGTTGTTATGTTGTAGAATCCTGTCATCTGTTTATGCTTTTCTTTAGTTTGCTGATTTGTACTTTTTCTTTATCCTTCTCATACATTAGAAAAGTGAAAGCTTCGGAGGCTTTAAGTCTGGTGACTTCATCAAAGTACCTAACGTCTCCTCCAGCGAGTTTATGGATTGAATGATACCATCCGTATTTTTGTCCGAATTGGTATTCTTGGCTGTACTTATTAGTCTCATCTGCTCCTTCAAATAGTCCGCTGAACATCTCAATAAATCCCTCCCTAAATGATAAAAAAAAACCTTCGCAGAAATTGCAATATTCAAAGGCGTGAACTTCATCATCTCAGCGTACTCATCTGTGCCGTTGTATTCTTGTACTGTGTACTTATCTCTGAATGTGTTAGCGATTGGCCTATACAATACTGATATCGTTTTGTGTGCGTTCTTCCAATCAGTTGCGTATGAATCTAAATCTACATATTCACCGAATGAGATAGAATCTAAATCAGGAATAAAGCCGAACTCTACTCCCTCCATTTCAAACTTCTTAATGAATGGCTGCTCTACAGAGAATAGTAGATTGATATGGTCAGAAATCTCTTTGACGTCCTTCATGGTCATCTTATTGACCTCCTCGATTCTCACACCGCAGAAGCTAGAAACTATTAGCTGTTGCATTTCGCTAGATGTATGCTCAAGTCCTTCAGCCTTCAATAGGAACTCCTGATATTGTCCTAATGTGATATCTGATAAATCTCCGGGTATTGTAATTTTCACTTTCATTAATATAAAAACCGCAGATTCCTAGAATGTTATAAACCAAAAAAGCCCCCATCTCTGGAGGCCTCTCTGTGTGTTCTGTTTGTTTTAAAACTGTTCCCAAGTCATTTGAGATAAGTCACGCTCTTCAACAATCTGCTCGGTTTTATTCACTAAACTTTTGAATGTCTTGGATGAATGTATTAATTCACCATTCAATTCAAGAACGAACTTTTGAAGCCTTGTAGAGAATGATATAATAACGCTCTCTAAATCTTCCACATCATTGAATTCAACAATAACCTTACTCTTCAATAGTGACTCGTTTATCATCTTAATGTCTGTCTCTGTAATAATCATAATCCTTTACTTTTAATTTGTTTGTTTCTGTTGGTACAAATATAAGCACATTGTTTGTATCTACCAAATTATTTTGAAAGTTTTTTTAAATTATTTTTGATTGAATAAAAAAGCCCCCATTTCTGAGGGCTCTAAAATTGAATACATCATTAAGTAGTGTGCTGCAACCGAATCGTGTGAAGCTATTAGCTACTAGCAATCTGCGACTCGGAAATTTCTTTTACGCTCTTGGGGCTCTTGACGCCGGACTACTCCTACCGGCTTTCTTACCTTAATTAATCTATCCTTTTTTATTACTGTTGGTACAAATATAAGTAAACTGTTTACATCTCGCAAGGTATTTACAAACTTTTTTTAAATTATTTTTGATTTGCCCACTATGACTGAGATACAGAGCGAAAGTTTTTTTAATAAATAAAGTACTTACCTCTGTTTGGCTTCTCGAGCTGGTAGGTTATAGCGTATCTGATTGCATCTATCGCGTGGTTATAGTCATCAATTGGCGTGTTAGATTTGCGCTCAAGCCAGCAGTAGTTATTCAGCTCCTTAATCAAATCCTGAGAGTCAGGACTTATCACTAGGTCGTAATCTTGTAGGATAGTTATTCCATGAGTTACTGAGCCTTGACCCTTCACAGCGGAAAGTATGTTGAGGCCTTTCTGTTTCAGTTCAGCTATCAATCGAGGCTCAGCGCTATCTGCTATTATTAAGCTCGTACCAGCCACCTTTTCATTTATCCTATGGATTTGACTTGTAGTTAACCCGGGCTTGTACATGTGCAGCTTAAGGTATATTTTCTTATTCGTTGTATCTACGTTAGTTTCAACCAATGTTGTTGGGTCATTACTGAATCCGAAATCTTGACCATATACAGACGTACTAACTCTCTTGAACTCTCCAATCTCCCAATTAGAGAAGATGACACCCTCAGCTTTAGATAACCAACCTCCTAGAATCTGGTGCTTATATTTCTCTGGCCTTCTGAGTTTCACATTCTCTACCTGCTTTAGGAAGCTGTCAGATAGGTTCTCTATATTGTCCAAGTAAGTAGTATGAATGTATGTAGTATCTCCTGCTGTGATGTTAGAGCCTTCCTGAACTCCTCTATCTTCAAAGAATCTTTGATAGATAAAGTGTTCCTTGGTTGCCGGGTTCATTATCATTATCACCCTGTTAGCTATTCCCTTCTGACGTACTGACATGTCAATAGTATCAAACACGCTTGAATCTGTCAACTCTTCAGCCTCATCTAGTACCCAAGTTGTTACACCTTGCAAAGACTTTAGAGAAGCTACCTGATTTCCTGAGCTGGTCTTTATACCTCTGAATAGAATCTTAGAACCTGTCGTTATATTGATGATTTCATCCTTGGTAATGTGAAAGGCTTTCTCTAGTCCTAGCATCTCAATCTTTACTATAGACTCTGGGATAATAGAGATACTCGCAGCTCTTAATGTGTAACGTGTGAATAGGATAACGTGGCCCTTCTCCATAGTAAGCAGGCATAGCAAGGTATTAATCCCATACGATTTACCTGAGCCACGTCCACCGGTTACAATGAAGTATCTTGAAGGCTCATCTAACTTACAATATACAGGATTAATCTTCCCCACGTAAGCGCCTCATTGTTTCGTTGATGTCTATGCTTTGACCTTCTGATACCTTAACATCTGTCTCTGTCTTTTTAGGTACAAAGTACTGCGCATATTTAGCGAATAGGTCTAGGTATTTCTCCGGACTCTTTGCGAGGACGTCATAGAACGCCTGCTGAATGTTTGGTACTTGACCCTCCAAAGTCTTAATAAACATCTCTCTAGCCTCTGTAGTGAGTTTATTCTCCATTCCTTTAGGTCTACCCGGTCCTGCTTTCTGTCCTTTCTTAAATGCCATCTTTCGTGTTTTTCTATGTTATTAAAACTTGAAAACATAAATTTGTTATAATGAGAAAAGCCCTCCGATTATGGAAGGCTCTCTGTGTGTTATTGTTATATAAGTTCCATCTTTCCATTAACCAGCCTGAATTCTTTCTTCTTGAATGACCGCATACCTTTAGGTACGTAATACTCATGTCCTCTGAATGATTTCTTGCATAGTGTAAAATTCTCTGAAACGTTTTCAATGTGTACTATAAAGCCCCATTCGCAGCGACCTGAGTTTTTTAATGTCTCCAATGCTTCGGTTTCTGTGTCAAAACTTACGCTGATTGATGCATAATCACGCGCTTCAGAGTATTGAAAGTTACTAACCGCAGTCAATACAACCTCACCATTATTAATGGCGCATTCAGCCTCTTTAATTAGTTGGTCTTTTCTTGAGAGTAAACTCTTACCATCGAATACATAAGAATCATCTAAGCTAACAACGTGTTCAGCAGCTACCTTACTATCTGTTTCTCCAAAGTACCAAACTAAATAATCTACATCTTCACAATCTAAAATCTGTAACGCCTCGTATTTTCCGAATTTGAATTGATTGTCATTGTAAATGTTATTAAGATTTTTAACACTTGAAAAGGAACGTGTCTTTCCTCTTAGGCCTTCGTCAACTTCTAAAATAGTCACGCCCATTGATTTGGCTTTTGATATAGCCTTATCCAAATCAGTAGATAGATTTTGATAATACGTAAACGTGATTTTTGTACCCGATGCAAAATGCACATCGTTTACTGTACGGTACACAGTTTCCTCTGAGACATCCCAAAGAGTATAATACTTGTTAGCGAATCCTATTCTCTTCATAATTCCTGTACTTTTAATTTGTTTCTACAAATATAAGCAATCTTTTGTAATCTGCAAGCTTTTTGTAAAAAAAAAGTAAAAAAAAAGCCCCCCGATTATGGAAGGCTCTCTGTGTGTTCTGTTTTTTTTATTTAGAAAAATGTATTTCGTGAATCCCTGTACTTTTTAAAGTTGGGTAAGTCCAATTTTCTCTTAGCTTCTGACTTCTTAAACTTTCGACAATGTGAAATTTAAGGTTTAAGAATTGGTTGATGTTTGCTTTTGTTGTTTTGTTGTTGTCTGTAATAATCATAATTCCTGTACTTTTAATTTGTTTCTCCAAAGATAAGTAATCTTTTCTAATCTGCAATACTTTTTTTTATTTTTTTTTAAAGTTCTATTGAAGGTATTTTGATATACTTCTCTCCTTCACCGTTCGCTTTTACTGCCCTTATCTCTTCATAACCTTCACTTAATGGTCGTACGCCTGCTAATACTTGGCTTATTGGCATTTCATTTATTTTTTGAGCTTTATATTCCTCCAAATACATAACGTGACCTGTAATAAAATAATGAGGGCAGATGACATTACCTTTATATTCAAGCCAATAATGGTTTTTAGACTCAGCAAGCACTAGATTTTTTCTCCATTTTTTATTCAGTGATTTAACTAGCTTGATACAAGTCCACCAACATCTCCGGTCAGCCGCCCAAATACTAAAAATTTTACTTTCTATCTCCTCACCCAACTCTTTAAGCTCGCCCATTACAATTGACGGTCTAGTTCGCATCAATTCGATTAGCTCCATGTGTGTTTCCTCTGTTATAAATTTCATAATTCCTTTACTTTGTTTGTTTGTCTGGTACAAATATAAGTAAACTTTTCTAATCAACAAGCGTTTTATTAAAAAAAAAGTAAAAAAAAAGGGACTCCATCTCTGAAAGCCCCTCTATTATTAACAATTATGATTATTCGTAAGTATCAAAAACTTCTCTCAAGTCCTTTACTCTTTGCTTTATACAGCTTGAACAGCTCGTAGGTTGTACCCCTCTCTTTTCAAATATCCTTGCATATATCTTAGCTAGCTCATAGTTAGCCGATTGGTCTACTCTTCCATCATAATTACTAAAGAATGAACTAAGGAAGCTATACTCTGATTCATTTAAGCAAAGTGGTTGTTTTCTGAATCTTAGTTTATTCATCTTCTCTTTACGCTCATCGCATCCGCAGTCCTCACCAGCTAGAAACTTAACAGCGGCTTTAATACCTGTCACTGTTGTTACAGCTTCCACTACATCTCCTAAACCGGTCGGTGCGTTCTCTGCGTGTTTCGCTTCTAATTCCTCCTGAGTCTTAATAGGTTCATCACAAACCTCTGCTACAGCTTTCTCAGCTTCTTGAATCTCCTTCTCTATTCTTGCTGCTTTCGCTTGCTCTACTGTGAGACCTTGCTCAATCTCTTCTGGCGTTCTTCTAAATCTCTTTTTTTCCATTGTTCTATTTTTAAATTAAACTAACTTTTTGTTTTCTACTTCCTTAATCATTTCAAAGTGTACCTTTGCTATTCTATCTCTACCCTCTTCGCTGAGTAGATAATTCTTACAGTTATCGTAATTAGTCATAAAGAAGTTTTCTGATAGTATCGCAGGCATTGATGTCTTTCTCAAGACGTAGAAGTTCGCCTCTTTGTCTGCGTCTCCATCTGAGTACATATCCTTACGCATCTTTTCATTAGGGAATTCAGCAGCAGCCTTCTCATATAATACAGAGGCTACTTTGTCCGATTTAGTTTGACCTTTAGACGTGTAACATGAGAATCCGTTAGCAGACTCCTTATTGAATCCGTTAGCGTGAATTGATATATAGATACAGTTACGCTCCTCCTTATGGATTGAGTTAGCTTTAACTACTCTCCTACCTAGAGAAACATCCTCCTGAGTATCTACTAAGTTAACGCAGCTGATACCTTCAGCCTCACACATGCTCATCAATCGGTTAACGATGGCCCTGTTGAATTCACCCTCAAAGAGCTGAGAACCATCCTCCCAAATAGGAGAACGTTTCCCTGCAGTCTGATACTCTCCGTTTATAATTCCTCCATGGCCGTTGTCAAATAGCCATGTATAGTTAGATTTACTTATCTGCATCCTGATTTCTTTTAATCCCTTTCAATGTGATGTCATTAGCTATAACCATGTTCAGAGCGTCTCGCATTGCTATAAAGTTAGGGCTTTCGCTTTTCAATTCCTCCATGAACATAATAACGTAGAGGTCTTTTTGATTGTTTAAGAATGATTTGATTTCTTTCATGTTTCTGTTTTTATTTGTTTTGTTCTCTTTCTAATTCCTTCTGAAGATTCGCTAAAGCTCTCCATGCTACTTTGGCTGAGTGCCTGATACCATCCGTATCAATCTCTCCTGCCTGAAGTAGATGACGAACCAACGCATCCAATTCATCGCCTGATTTACTTCTGTCCCATGCTAATGGCTTATCTGGATTGTGTTGCATCTGACCAGCATAAGAAGCTTGAGCGACAGCAGCCAAAGCCTCCGGGAAGTACATAAGTACCCCCGAAAATATTGGCGTTTCTTTTCTCTCTTGTTTATCTGTTGATTTCATTTGTTACTGCTTAGGTAAACCTTTAACTTTTCGATGTTTTTTACTTTTGATTTAGTCATTGATTGATAGCATTAATTCATTAAACTTATCTCCTAATTTTTCCTTTAACTCCGCTCTACAATTGTTAATCGTGTGAAAGATTGACGTTACTGAAATCCCTGTGACAGATGATAAACATCTCATAGACATTCCAGAAGATACATATAGAGTAAAAAGCTCTTTGTTGTAAGGATACCCTTCAGCATCTAGTTCGTTGATAGCTTTGTGCAATTCTATATTCATATCAATGATTGACTCCTCAGATTCAGCAGGTGAAACTACAGAGGAATCTTCTATATTTTCAAAGTAGTTAATCTCTTGGAAGAAAAACCTGTTCTTATCCTTCATATAATCTTTGAACATGTTGTTCAATACTCGCCATATATAGAAATCATTAACCTTACCGTCCTCATCTACAACCTTATCTAATACATCGTATTTATAAAGCCTTAAATACATCTCCTGAACCAAATCCTCTACATGATTTTTAGCCCCCATTAGGTTAAGGAAGTGAACGTACTTACTGTGCCGCTTGGCTACTATCTCTAGTTTATTCATCAGTTTATATCTTTTAGGGAGTTAGCAAAATGGTCAAGGAATTCCTCCTGCTCTATTTCTTGAATCATTAGAACGCTAGGAAGGTCGGTAAGATATATCACAACATGAGCGCCTGCATCTTTCAACATGTTAATTTGGAACTCTGCCAGCTCGGCTGTCTGCTTACCGTAGTCTATTATGTAAAACTTATCTTTCATTTTCTTTTTGTTGAATTAACTGCTCCTCTCTTTATGGAATCATACTCTTCTAGCAGCTGGATTAATTGATTCTTGAGTGTTATAGCTTGAAATGATTTATGTGGGTCTTTGATACTTTTGATGATTTCAACGTTACCCTTCGCAAATCTGTGCAAGTCCTGAACAAACCCAACAGAAGCAGTCTCTCCGCTTCCATTAGGCTTGCTCAATATACTTAACATTAAGTCCTCGCTAGTCATTAGAACGGCAAATCTTCTTTTGCAGGCTCAACAGCTACAGACTCGCTCATCTCTACTTTGTCACATCTCCAATGGTTCAAGCTGTTGTAAACTTTACCGTTGTACTCTTGACCTCGAATAGTGAACTCCACAGAAACCACATCTCCAATTTTGTTGAACTTCACGAAGTTGTTAATGTGTTCCACATACTCAGCTTTTTTGTACATTCCGAACTTCATTCTAGTTACATAACCATTTTCTGATGTCGTGTCTACTACATAGTCCAATACTGCTGCACCATTGTCTAGTGTTTTGATTTCTGTGATTTCTGAAATCGTTCCTTTTACTTTGAAATTTTCCATCTTTACTTTTTATTTATTTGTTTGTTTGTTTGTTGATTCAAATATACACATACATCTCAGTACATGCAAGTGTTCGTTAATAACTCTCTAATCCGTCAATAACTTAGAAGCAGCCGTTTGAAATCATTTCGGCTAAAAGCTCATCTATTACGTTCTGACCATCTATCAATACCAGAGCTAAAGAATCCTTAACAGAAACATCTACAGTGTTCATCCAAGCAACACCATTAAGCTGATGATTGAAAGCTAAGGAGTCATATAATTCCTGACTAGCTTCACAGTCGTAGATTGTAACCGGTTCAGTTATTACCGGCTCAGGTTGTAGAGCTTCCTTCTCACATGAGATAAAAGCAGTAGAGATTAATACTAAGATTGCTGTGTTTAAAATTGTGTTTTTCATAATTGTGTTTTTTAAGATAATGTTTTATAGAATTCTCTAGCCATCTTAACGGCCGCCTTCATTTTTTGAATATCCTCTACAGTCAAGTCAACCTGAAAGGCTTTAATTCTTTTCTCTGTTGGGATTTTTGAGATGTCAAAGTATTTAATAACCTCGTCCTCTGTTTCTCTGGATACTTCTGCACCCTCTCCACGTTTCCAGCTTACTCTTCTCATCTCGTCAAGTATTAAGTTTTGAGGAGTAGGAACAAGACAATAACATAGAAAGCTTTTAGTCCTGCCTGTTAGCCACATGTAGGCCTTTAGTTGCCATTCGTATAAACTATTCTTTAATTCAGTATCAAAGAAGGGAAAAGTAGCAGCAGACCAACTAGATTTAACATCTATAACACTGTCACCTGTCAATACGTCAGGAGTACCCTGTACAAAATCATTCTCAAAATACTCATCATTCTTAAATAGAAAGTCTTTTTCTAGTAGTATGCTAGTAAGCTCTATGGAAGCTTCCTCTACTTCGTTACCTTTGTCTAAGTACTTGGAGTTTATCTCTTGCTTAATACCGAACTCACGCTCTAAATATAGCTCTGTAATGTAGCTCTTTGCTCCTTTGCTGAGTTCTGGCTCTGCATCTCTCTTGAGTAGCAATACATCTCTCAATTCTGCTTGTTTCTCTGTTAGCTGAATCTTAGCTAGTAACCCATTTAAGGTTACCAGCTGCTTCTGAGTGATACTTGTTTTACTATCTGTTGCCATTAGCTTACCAAGCTGTGAAGCTCTTATCTTTAACTCTTCCATTATCCTAATCTTTTAAGTTGCTCAGGCGTTAACTTGAAGCCGTTAATAATCTGCTCTTTTTTGATTGTCCCCTTCTCGATTGCTGTAAGAGCTTTCTCAAATCTGTCATTAGGTAGAGGCTGCTTAGCTGCATCTGTATCTACATCTGTCACAATCCCGAGCAAACAGCTAAGGGAGTAGCGACGGAAATACGTCACACCCGACCCGGCAGATTGGAAAATATTCATCCGGCTAGCTTCGTCCTGTGGAATCTCTGTAACACTCTCAATAGTCTCACCGGTTTCTACATGGAATAAAATAGTCTGGATTGAGTTCCCTTGTAGTAATTGAGTAAATCCTAAACCATGCTTCGCTAAAAGCGGATTGATAACCTCAAAGATAGCTGGAAGGTCAGCATACTTGTAGTTATGGCCACTTGTTGCCTTAGCAATCACAGGGCAATCCTGCTGGAATGCAGATAGACTGCGATAGATACTCACTTTTCTTTTTTCTAATTCTTCGTTAAATGTGTTCATAATTGTGTTTTTTTTTGTAAAATTAAGCATTCTTCTTTAATGCTGCAAGCTTTTCTTGAAATTTCTTTTTTAATTTTCTTAATTCATCCCTTGTAGGCCTGTATTCTTTATGCGCTAATTCATGTAATTTAAGCAGCCTTTCCGCTCCTATTCTTTTCTGTATGCCTATCTGGTACTGTATGAGGTTTCCATGTTTATACTGATTGCAAGCGACGCACTGACCATGGATATTGTCTATATTGAATGTTATATTTTTATGGCCAAACGAGCTGAAATAATGACCGGCGTCAAACTTAGCAGATAAATCACAGCCGCATGATATGCAACCTTTATTTTTATCTCGCTCTCTGATAAAAGAGTTGCAAACTACTTGCACTTCCCTCATTAAATCGGAGACAGTTTTAAGCTCCTCCTTTTTAGCTTTCTTTTTTTTGTTCCATTTACTTAAAGCTTTCTTTTTTAGCTCCTCAAAATATAGATTATTGCATTCATCCGCATCGCAAAATTTACGGTTAAAGCTTCGAGGTTCAAATACAGCCTTACAGTTCTTACATTTTGCCATTATGATAAAGTTTTAAATTGTGAATAAGGCCTCAAGGGTCTCTTAGCTCTCCGCTCTCTATCTCTGAAAGCCTTAAACACCTTTTCTATCATTCCTATTATTATTCTCTTTTCTGATACAGGAACACTGAATCTAAAATAGTCTATTTCTATCTCATAGTATTGCTGACCCACAAGCTCCATGACTCCGACAACATTGTCATTTATTATAATCTCACTTTGGTAGCTGGATATTTTATTAAATTTCACCATCTTAAAAATCTTTATTTTGATACATATTTAAATTAGAAACAGGTGCAGCTTGTGGCTCTGCGAATTTCTTCTGACCGTCTATAAATTCATAAAAGCTACCCTTCTTAACATCGTAAGAGAACTGAACCTCTCCCTGTATTCCCACTATCCTAGGCTTCGCCTTGTTTATTTTCACAGCAGTAGACGTAGAACCGAATTCTCTATGAACCATTATTATTGATTTTCCATTATTCGCCCATTCAGAACCTCCTTTTAAATCGTGCATATCAGGCATCTGTGTTTGTCCGTCAATCTTCTTGCCGCTTTTAGGGTGTATAATGGTATGAAAGTGTAATGAGTTGCGTTCAGATAACTCATTTCTGAAAGATAGGCAATCCTCAAGATATTGGTCGTATCTCATGCCAGCCGGTACAGGGTGAGACATGTAGTTCCACGAATCAATAACAGCAGAAAAGATGCCGAGTTCTTTTTGATTATCTACTGCAAACTGCCAGAACTCTTTAGGACTTACTGCTTTCGAGTTGTTACCCTTTTTAGGGTCTAAGATTTTGAAGTACTCCAAAACTATTGGAAGGTAGTAATCCATCTCTTCAGCTGTTACCCTGTTCTCGATAAGTACCTTATTTCCGTCTGCATTGATATAGAACTCCTCAAACTGCTTGCCGCTCATTTTGTGTATAAGCTTAGCTATAACCTCCTCAATAGTCCCAGCGTCTGGCATGTGGATTAAGTGCTTGTGTCTGTAATGTCTAGAGCAGTACTTCAAACAATCTAGTAGGAATTCTGTCTTACCACTTCCCGGTAATCCTGACCAATCCGTACAACCTCCTTCTTTGATGCTATAGAATGGCGCTAAGCTCTTTAATCCTAAATTGTACACTACACCTCCACCTGTTTGATAATAATCCATTAGACGGTCTCTAATCTCTTCCTTTTTTACTATATCCATTTTTTATCCTTTATAAACGTGTTTTGTGTTCCATCTTCTTACCTCTAGGTTATGCTGGAATACTCTAATATATTCCTGTCCTTCAGGAGTATCATAATTATCAGGCTTTGGAGGTTCAGGTAGTAGCTCTTTCAATTTAGATGCTACAATATCCTTCGCTAAATTACCTCCTGTACTTTTGTTGTTATCATAAAAAATACCCTGCCAACCGTTAGCTATACTTTTATCCATATTTTTACGGATAAGTAAAGAGTTGTTCTCTTCAAACTGCTTAGCGAGTTGCTTCATTCCCTGATTTGTCTTTATGGGTTTCCCTAAATCTTTTTTATAATCTAGCCACTCCTTAAATAAATCATTCTTATGAGAATCTGACAAAACAGGAATCTCAATCTTTTTTATATTTTTCTTTTTATTCTTATCATTCTTTTCATTCTTTTCATTCTTGTTAGTTGTTACTTGTTTGTTAGTTGTTTGTTGGCTGTTTGTTGATTCGCTTGTTGGCTGTTGATACTTGGCGTAGTTAACTACCTGAATCTTAGTACCTTGAGACGTGGAGACGCTTGTTATTTCGTTTGTTGATTTTAGGCGCTTTATACTTGTGCGGATTTGCTGAATACTTAGCCCGGTTTCCTTGGATAATACACTTAATCCTGTCACCGTTTCCCCTGCTTTTATAGTTGTTCCCCTGTATTTTCTCTCTTTGTGATTAGCTTTTAATAATAAATACATAAATAATCGAAAGGTATTGCCATCGTCAAACCATTCCCAATCTAACACGCTCCTGTGTAGCTTTATATAT